ACCTTATATGCAAAAGCAAGTAAATACAGGACAGCCATGATACAATGGTTAAAGAAAGCATGGAGACTGTGGGCTAAAAGTTTAGGAGAACGTGCTTCAGATGATAACAGGGAAGCAGATATAGTTGCTGTTGTTAGAACTATATTTGCTATCATTAACTTAGGTACTTGTTGTTTTATCACAGCTAATATCTTAGTAGGTTGGGAGGTTTTATAATGCAGCAGCACCCTTGGGATTTTGTTTTAAACGAAGATGGAATAGAAAATACTATATATGATATAGCTAACTGGCACAAAGATAGAAATTTAATTGAAGGCTCTAATGATAAGAACCAAGTGCTTAAATTAATACAAGAGTTAGGAGAGCTATCTGATAGTATTTGTAAAGGTAAAGATCCTGTTGATGATATAGGCGACATCATTGTTATATTAATTAACATTGCAGTTCGTAATGGCTATACAATTAAGCAGTGTTTAGATCACGCATACAGTGATATTAAAAATAGAAGAGGTAAAATGATTGACGGCATTTTTGTTAAAGAGTCTGATAGCATTGACCCCGACAGTATTGGAAATAGACTATAAATGTCTTGACAATGTAAAAAAGTAATAGTAGTATCACAATTCAAATCAATCTTTCAAAGGAAAGTAAAATGGCTATAGTAAATGGAACAGCATATTGGGCAAGCGTTACAACTCCTAACACTAACTACGAACCTGTCTACACTGTGAACCTGGTGGTGGATGACGAGATTGCAGATAGCTTTAAGTCTAAAGGTTTTAAACTTAAACAAATGGATGAGGGTCTTGCTCTTGTTATTAAGCGCAAGGTTGATGGCCCCAATGGTCAGACTCGCCCTGCTCCTAAGTTGTATGATAGTTCAAAGAATGAAATAGATGTTCAAGTAGGTAATGGTTCTACGGTTAAAGTTCAATATAGAGAGTGGGAGACTGATAACAAGTATGGTCAGTTCAAAGGTCTAGACTTTCAAGCTATGCAAGTTATTGATCTTATTGAGAGTGGTAGCCCAGATGGTTCAGAGCTTGAATCAGACAACGAGACAAACAATTTAGAGGATGAGTTATAAGATGAGTGCTAAAACTTACACTAAAGATGACACAGTTTATGACGTAGATAAGTTATCGTCTGAAGCGCAGTCTATCTTCGGAGTATTAGTTGCAGCTAAAGCTAACCTAGATAAGGCCACGTTAGAGGAAACTCTAGCGCGGTCTGCTGCACTTCATTTGATAGCACAGTTAGATGAGCATCTTACAGATGATGCTATGGCTATTATATTGTAGAGCGTACTCAAGAGGAATAAAAAATGCCCTTTGTAAAATACCACTTACCTTGTAGGAAATGTGGTGGCTCAGACCCAGTGTCCATCAACGAAGATGGCTCTGGGTTTTGTTTTAGCTGTAGTCATTTTTATCCTATATATGATCCCTCTCAAATTATTAATGATAACGCGGAAGATTTTGAAATGCATCAACGAAATAAAAAACTAAATACTTCAGGCGATTATAGTTTCAACGAACTAACAGATCGTAAAATTAAATTAGAAACTGTTAAAAAATACGGAGTTAAGTCAACCCTCAATTCAGACGAGACTGTTGAGAAACACGCATACCCTTATTACATTGGTCAAGAAGTCTCTACTTTTAAAGTTAGAGAAGTTGCTAATAAAGGTTTTGCTTGGACTAAACCACCCAAAGGAATTGGTTTATTTGGGGAGCAGCTATTTAAAGAGGGCGGTAAATACCTCACTATCTTTGAAGGTGAGTGTGATGCTTTAGCAGGTTATGAAATGATGGGTAGTAAATGGCCGGCCGTTTCTATTAGGTCAGGTTCCCTGTCTGGACTTAAAGATATTAAAGAAAGCTTAGAGTATATTGAATCTTTTACTAATGTTATTCTTTGTTTTGATAATGATAAGGTAGGTAAGGAAGGCGCTAACAAAATAGCAAAGGTGCTAACTCCAGGGAAAGTTAAGATGGTTAAACTTCCTGTAGGATGTAAAGATGCTAATGATATGTTAGTGCAGGGTAGGCACTCTGCTTTTATGGAAGCATGGTGGTCAGCTAAAATATATACGCCATCTGGTGTTTTAAATATAACCGACAAGAGAGAAGACTATAAGCACCGTCCTAAAAAATCTTCTATACCTTATCCTTGGGAAGGTCTTAACAATAAACTAGAGGGACTCCGATCAGGCGAGCTAGTGACTCTTACTGGCGGTACTGGGCTGGGTAAGTCTAGTGTGACTAGGGAGCTAGAACATTGGCTTATTAAAAATACTACAGATAATGTAGGCATCATTGCACTTGAAGAAGATTGGGTGCGTACTGTAGACGGTATACTTTCTATTGAAGCCAATGATAAACTCCACATTGATAGAATACGAGAAACATATTCTGAAGAATCTATAGACACTTTATATAATATTTTATATGACGGAGAAAACAAAGACAGGGTATGGATACACTCTCACTTTGGAGTCAATGATATTGAAAGTATCTTTAGTAAGTTACGTTATATGATTATTGGTTGTGACTGTAAGTGGATAGTAATTGATCATCTTCATATGTTAGTAAGTGCAAGTGTTGAAGGAGATGAACGTAGGACTATTGATTCTATTATGACCAGGCTGCGCTGTATGTGTGAGGAGACAGGTGCCGGTATGATCTTAGTCTCACACCTTAGAAGGATTGACGGTAACAGAGGGCATGAGAACGGCGTTGAAACAGGGCTATCACATCTTCGTGGCTCTCAAAGTATTGCTCAACTAAGTGACTGCGTTATATCTTTAGAACGAAACCAACAATCAGACGATGCTGTTGAAGCATCAACTACTAAGGTGCGTGTGCTTAAATCTAGGTATACTGGCGACACTGGAGTAGCTACTTACTTGCTTTATGATAACGATACTGGTAGGCTTTCTGAAACTTACATAGAAGACCAATCAGCAGAGGATGAACTATGAATTTAGTTTTTGACATAGAGGCAAACGGTTTAGATCCCACTATGATTTTTTGTATTGTTGCTATGGATGTAGATACAAAAGAAGTATATTCTTTTGATATTGATAATATAGTTCCTGGTTTAAAACTTTTACAAGGAGCTACTAAGTTAATAGGCCACAATATAATTGGATATGATATCCCTGCAATTAAAAAGATAACAGGTATAGATTTAGCTACTCTTAAAATTGTAGACACTTTAGTTTTATCTAGATTGTTTAACCCTACTAGGGAAGGTGGTCACGGTTTAGAAAGTTGGGGCTATCGTCTAGGGTTTAAGAAAGGAGACTACGGTAGCTCTGAAGGTGCATGGGATGCTTACACTCCTGAGATGCTGGAGTACTGTATCAATGATGTTAAGTTAAACTTAAAAGTGTATGAGGTTTTAAAAAATAAAGAAAGCAAAGGGTTCTCTGGTCAATCTGTTAAGTTAGAACACTTAGTAGCTTCTATAATAAATCAACAGCGCGTTAATGGTTTTTTATTAGATATTAAAAGGTGTACTTTGTTGGTAGCTGAGTTACAAGAAAAGATAGAACGGGTACAAGCAGAAGTGCATGAAGCTTTTAAACCTACAATTACACACACTGTATTGAAACCTAAATATAATAAATCAGGTAGTCTAGCTAAGATTGCGGCTGATCCTGAAGGTAATGGTGTCCGGCTCACAGAAGAAGAATATAATCTACTGTGTGGAGGCTCAGAGGTTGTTAGGATTTCATCAGTTGAGTTTAACTTAGGATCACGTAAACAAATCGGAGAGTATCTTATTCGATTTGGTTGGAAGCCTAAAAAACATACACCTACTGGGCAACCAATTGTAGACGAGGGTGCTTTAAAAAAGGTTAAAAACATTCCTGAAGCTGCTATGATTGCTCAGTATTTAATGCTACAGAAACGTATAGCTCAAGTTAAAAGTTGGCTTAAAGAAGTTGATGAACATACTGGAAGAGTTCACGGTTATGTTAATCCTAATGGTGCGGTGACATCTAGAATGACTCATTCTCATCCCAACATGGCTCAAATACCTAGTGCTAAATCGCCTTATGGCCCAGAGTGTAGAGCCTGTTGGATAGTACCTAAAGGATATAAGCTAGTAGGTATCGACGCATCAGGTCTTGAACTTAGAATGTTAGCTCATTATATGGATGATAAAGGATATACTAATGACATACTTAACGGAGACATTCACACAACTAATCAGAAACTTGCTGGACTTGAATCAAGAGATCAGGCGAAGACTTTCATCTATGCCCTCTTATACGGAGCAGGAGATGCAAAGCTTGGAACTGTGGTTGGTGGAAATAGACAAGCAGGTAAGCGACTTAAACAACGCTTCTTTAGTGGTCTGCCATCATTTACATCTCTTAAAACAAGAGTGTCGAGAGAAGCAGCAAGTGGATTTGTCAAAACATTAGATGGTCGTAAGCTTACTGTTCGATCAGAACACGCTGCTTTGAATACTTTATTGCAGGGTGGCGGTGCTGTTGTGATGAAAGAAGCATTAGTTATATTTAATAATAAGTTACAAGACAAACAAATCAATGCTAAATTTGCAGCTAATGTCCACGATGAGTGGCAGCTTGAGGTCAAAGAAGACCAAGCTGAGTTAGTAGGAGAGCTAGGAGTTCAAGCTATTAGAGAAGCTACTTGTTCTTTAAAACTTAATTGTCCTTTGGATGGTGAGTACAATGTAGGAGACAACTGGTATGAAACGCACTGATACTAGTAGAGTAGGTGACTTAGCAGAACACTATGCAGTTACTTGGTTATGGGATAATGGCTATCAAGTATTTAAAAACTGCGGGTGTACCGGCCCTATAGATATGATTGCGCTACATAGTGATGGAACAATTAAACTAATAGATGTTAAGTCTTACAAAGATTCTAGATTGTCAGGCAGAACAGACATACAAAAAGAATTAGGTGTACAATACTTGCACTACAATTCAATCACTA